AAGAAAGGCATCTCAAGTGCTTTAATGAACAGACCTAGATCATGCGCTAGACCCTCAAGTGTCTCACCTACTGGTGCTGTATCGTATGGGGAAATACCACAGATGTCACCATCGGCATCCCTCATGACCTCTCGGAATGAGAAGTCACCTTCCATAGTCTTGAAGACCATAATTTCTGCTGTAGCCATCATAAGTCAATCTCCGGTACTTTAGGCTCATTAACAACTTTAGTTAAGAAACGAACACCAGTCGAATATGCAAAGCCACGTAGATCTGGATAACAATGTTTCTTATAGCCACAGTAAGAACAACCTACTGGTAGCTTCATATTACCTGACTTGCCATCCTCTACAGGATCATAGCAACGCTCAGGCGGTTCTTCTGACTTCACCATAGTCTTAACGTGATTAACACGATCAGCAATGCTGTAGTCGATCTTAGGGTGTTTGGTTGCATTATCATACTCAAGGTAAGTCAAGTGACCATTCTGCTTATCAATGGCTAACCAACCATACTTATCATCACCTTCTGAATGAGCATAAGCTTTGAGCTGTGCAACGTAACCAAACGGATCATCTTCTGCGAGTGTGCCGTCTTTGAACTTCTTGAAGCCGTAAGATGAGGTAGACTTAACATCAATCAAACGACCATCAACACGAGCGTCCATGTGACCTTTGACACCCTCACAGATACATTCTTTCTGTTCACCTTCAACGGTATGTCCTGCCATACGAGTGAAGAACAATAACATTTCCTCAATCATGTGACCGTACATAAACTTAATGAAGTTGTGTGGAAGAAGTTTCTCACCAGTATAACCGTTGTAGCTGTACCACAATTGGCGATCAGGCTTGCCAATAGCACTTAGGCGCAACTTACGACCTGAGTAGGAAGATGGTAAGAATTCCTTCTTCATTAAATCTTTCATTGACTCGCCGAAGCGTTCAATCTCAGCATCCACATCTACACCTTCAGGAGTGTTACGTTTCTCCATCAAGTCATAGATGTCTTGGACTAGCGTCTTAATTTCTTTCATCGTGTCACCACAAAGATTAATGCAAAGATCACCATCCAAAGTGCCCACATGGGCGCAATGTATTTTTCCCAGAAACTATTCATATTTATCTCCAAAGTAGAACTATAGTATACCACAGTTTTGCCTACGTATCAATGTGTATCTGCCCAAGACAAACCCACCTTGTATTCACCATCCAACGGACAGCGCATATCGAAGGCAACTCCTGCGGCTTTTATTGACTCTACCATCAAGTAACCTGCATTCTCAGCATCTTTGTCCAAAACTTCCATCTGTACCTCGTCGTGAATGTTACCTACCATGCGGTAGTCTAGCTTCCATTGCTTTGCAAAGTCCTCAAAGATCACCAGAGCCTTCTTCATCACCACAGCACCCGCTGCTTGCAGTAGAGTGTTCAAGGCTGCGTGTTCTGATCTTATCCAAAGACGTCGTCCGTCGAGTCCGCGAAGGTAGCCCCTTGCTGCTGCAGTTCCAACCCTGTCTCGTAGCTCTGCAAGAGCGGGAGTATTTTCGAGGAACTTCTCCTTAAGTCGTTTTCCAACAGTATTGCTTCCTCCCACAATCGATCCAATTTTTGCGTCTCCGGCTCCGTACAAGAAAGCATATATAAACGTTTTTGCTTGATCTCGTGAAGACAGTCCTGCAGCATTTTGATTCGCAGTATGTATGTCTCCGTTAAGGATTTCATTTGTGTACTCCTCGTCGCCCATGTAGTGAGCGAGCATTCTAAGTTCTAATCCTGAGGCATCCACGCCTACTAATTTATACCCTTCAGGCACTACCCAACAGCTTCTGCACTCCTTACCATACGGAGAGTACACTGCGGGTACCTGAGCCATGTTAGGGCTACTGTGCGTCATACGTCCAGTCACAGCACCGATTGCATTCACCTGACCATGAACACGACCATCGGCTTCCACAGCATCCACCCAAGATTGCACCTGAGCGATTCGCTTTTGAACTAACAAGTAGTTAGCGATTAGCTGTGCTTCTGGAATGTCTGTAACGTTCTCTAAGACCTTCTCATCAACTATTGGTTGACCTGTTTCTGTAAACTTGTCTGGCTTCCAACCAAAGTATTGAAGGTATCTGCCGATTTGCTTCCGACTGCCCAGATTGAACTCAGGAAAATCAACACGGCTAAAATCACCGACAACGTGAACCCACAGATCTCCAAGAAACTTAAGTCCGACGGATGAAAGGTTACCGTCTTTCTTGTACTTGGGTTTAACCACTTTAAGAAAAGTAGGAAGCGGGATAAACACCTGCCTAACCATGTCTTCAAGCTCATTTTGTTTCTCCTGTAGCTCCGCTAGAAGATCGAATGCTCGTCGTTGGTCGAGTAACCATCCGTTATCGATTTGTTTAACAATTGAGTTCTGTACGCTATGCTCAAGGTCAATGCTTTCATCTCCAAACTGTGCAAGCTTTTCGATGAGAACTTGGTAAAGTCGTTCAGTAACCCTGCAATCCTGCTGACAGTATCCCACCATCTCAGGCGTAAGCGTAGTCCAATCATTGTAGTCTCCTTTGGGGAACTTAAGTCTCTCTCCCCATTTACCTAAAGAATGACCACCTTCAAGCGAAGGGTTATACAACCGACTCAAAACCAACGTGTCAGTGATCTTAATGTTGTTAAAAGATACTCCTAGCAGCTTCTCAACCGCAGGGATGTCGTAAGCGATGATATTGTGTCCGATAACTTCCGTCACACCTTCCAGTAGCTGCTCCATTGCATCCTTGGTAGGCATTTCTATTGTTACTTCTTTACCGTCCTTGATAGCACAAATTACCCAAATGATTGTTGGTTGGAGTCCATCAGTTTCAATATCAAAAATCAGTTTCATTCGTAAACTTTAAACTATCGTTTTCTTCCGTTAAGTGTCTAGCTCTATGACAAGTAGGGCAAAGCAACACACAATGTTCTAACAACTCATCTCGACATCTTTCCCATGACCAGTCTTTAACTTGCTGCATCGATGGTCTGCCTGAGATTTGCCTAGGGACAACGTGATGGAATTCCAACACTTCCCAATGATCATTATAACCACAATCATTGCACTTGTCACCTAAGATCGCTTTAACACCGTTGATGTACAATGCCCTACGGGTATTCTTAGAACTCGTCTTCTTGACTTGCTTCGTGCTGCTCTGGTGCTTCTCCACGCTCTAGTCTCCCCGTCAGTGCATTATAGTATAACCAACCTGCCATACCAGTTAAGCCTGTACGTCGGCACTTAACTACTTGCACCATCGTAGAGTTACGAGTGTATTCATCCTCAGCCATCTTATCTCGTGATAATAAAATAGTGTTGAATGCAATCTGATTGATTGAACCTGAGCCTTTCAGGTCATACTCGTTGACATTGTGAGGATTAGATAGAGAAGGTTTTCTCATGTGACTTACAACAATCACAGACACATTGGTTTCCTTAGCTAACTTTAGCAATCTATCCATGAAGTCATCAATGGTCTCATTGGTGTTAGAAGTCACAGCAGCTTGCAACGGATCGATGATCAGAATTTCACAACCACTACCTTTAACCATTGCACGAAGCTTTAAGAATAGTTCGTCACTATCTACAGCACCGTGATGATCAAGTAAAAGAATCCTGCCATCAGTAACAATGTCGGTATGTAGCTTGTCGAAGTCGATGTTCTTTCGATCCTCAAGGGCAAGGTTATGTCCTGTATGAATTGTAAGAAGATTCTCCACAGCTTCACCATTAGATGCCTCCAAGAATGCACAACCGATACGTTTGCTAGTATTCTTCCAGAAGTGATAAACAATCTCGTTGACCATTGTGGTCTTACCGATGGATGTGAGAGCACCCAAGACAGTAATTTCTCCGGCAGCGATACCACCGTTTAACATTGAATTAAGCATACCGAATGATTCAGGAAAAGGAATAATCTCCTCAGTGCCTCGACTGATAAAATCACCCCAAGCATCCTCTAGTGTAATTACACCAGTCATACGATAGACTTTAGCTTCCCACCACTCGTTA